GATTTTTTGAGCGGATCGCCCCTACGGAATCACGCCGCATCCGACGTTTGTACTGCGGTGCTTGCGTACAACGCCGACGTGCTCGCCGGACGCGTGCCGGCCGGCCGATGGATCTACGCCGCGGCTCGCCGCTTCGACGCCGACCTCAAGCGCCCCGACCTTTACCTCGACTGGGCTGCGGTCAATGCGCTCGACGCCCATTTTCGCCGGCTCACGCTCGTCGGCGAGTCGAGCGGCACCGCGTTCGCGCTGCACCCGTGGCAGCTCTGGGTACTCGCCCAAATCGTCGGGTGGCGCGTCCTCGCCGACGGCCGCCGCCGCTGCCGGCTGGCGCTCGTCCAGGTCGCCCGCGGCAACGGCAAGACGACGTTAATGGCGGGCCTCGCCCTGTGGGATCTCCTCGCCGGCGACGGGCGCCGAGTGCACGTCATTGCCAACAACGAAGAGCAAGCCGGAATCTGCCTCGACACCGCCCGCACGATGGCCATCCGCCTCGCCGACCCAACGCTGCTTGCGCGCGCCCAGCGCGTCGTGCGCCCGTCGCACGACTGCGAGATGACCGCGCTTCCGGCGCTCGAAAGGAGCCTCGACGGCCTCAACCCGTCGCTGTGGATCGCTGACGAGGCCGCCGAGTTCAAGGGGCGGTTCCTAACCAAGTTGCTCACGACGGGGGCTAAGCGCAAGGAAAGCACAGGCATCATCATCACGACCCCCGGCAGCAACCCGGAGAACCACTACGCGGAACTCGTGAAGCAGGGCGAAGCGATCTTGTCCGGCGAGCTCGAGGATGACACCGTGCTGCCGATCCTGTACGGGCTCGACCCGGCCGACGCCCTAGACGACGAATCCAACTGGGGCAAGGCAAATCCGGGCCTCGAGCACGGGCAGCCGGACCTCGCGTCGCTCAAGCGCTCATGGAACACCATGAAACGTTCCCCGATGGGTCGCGGCGAGTTCGCGCGGTACCACGCGGCGCGCTGCGACGAGAATACGGGCGGATGGCTCGACATGAGCCTGTGGCCGGGCGGAAGCGCGGTCGATTGGGAAAGCCTGCGCGGCCGACCCGCGTGGTGCGGGCTCGACCTTTCCAAGACGCTCGACATGACGGCGCTCGTTGTGGCTGTGCCGCTCGACGACGGGCGCGTGGCGATCCGAGGCCACTACTGGTGGCCTCGCGCCGAGGTCGCGCAGCGCGAGCTTGACTACCGCTACCCGATCAGGACGTGGGCCGCCGAAGGCAAGATCACATTGACGCCAGGGCGCGAGATCGACTACGAGGCTGTGCGCGCGCGCATCCTCGAGCTGCGCGACGAGTTCGACATCCGCGCCGTCGGCTACGACTCGTGGGGCTCCAAGTACCTCGCCGAGCAGCTTCAGACGGACGGCGTGCCGATCATGGCCTACCGCATGGGCATTTCGACGTTTGGCCCGGGCTGCGCCCTGTTCCAAAACCTGTGGGCCGGCTCGCGCCTGGTCATCGGCGACGATCCGATCCTGCGGCGCTCGTGCGCCGACGCCCACGCGAAGCGCGACCAGAACGGCAACATCCGGCCCGTGAAGTCGCGGGAGTTCTGCGCCATCGATCCGCTGGTAGCGTCGATCATCGCGTGCCACGTGTGGGGCGGCACGAAGCGCAGCGGCTACGACGAAGAGGCCGAGGAATATTTCAAACGGAATAACGTTTAGATGCGATCCGTGCGGACGACGCAGCACCTAATACATAGATGCTGCGCGAACTGTTCCGACGGTGGCTCGGCCACTATCCGACACACGGCGTGCTCGTGCCGAGCTTCGATTCGGCCGGCATTCCGTCGGTGACGCCGTCGACCGCGCTCGCGTTCACCCCGGTCTACCGCGCCGCGTCGCTCATCGCCAACGACGTCGCGCGCACGCCGCTTGAGATCGACGACGACATCGCCGCGCGCCTGATCGCGCAGCCGAACCGATGGCAAAACGGTTTCGAGTTCCGTAGAAGTCTTACGCTGCAGGCCCTGCTCTACGGAAACGCTTTTGCGGTCATCAACCGCACCGTCGGCGGCGATCTCCTCGAGCTGCTGCCCGTCGACATCGAGAGCGTTTCGCTCGACCTCACGAAGTCCGAGCCGTTCTACAAGACTCGCCAGTACGGCGAGGTGCCCATGGCCTCGATGCTGCACATCCGTGCCGTCGGGCTCGACGGGCTCTGGGGCGAGAGTCCGGTCCGCCTCTGCCGGACCTCGCTTCAGATTCTCGCGGCGCAGGAATCATCTCAACTTGAAGTGATGCGGAATGCCGGAAACCCCAAGCTGGCGATCGTGCATCCCGGACCGATGGGCGCGCCGGCGAAGCAGATGGTCGCCGAGGATTTCGTGAAGCATCACGCAGGCGCCGCGAACGCAGGCCGCCCGCTCGTGCTTTCCGAGGGCATGAAGGTCGAGCGGATCAGTTCGACGCTCGACGACGCTGGCATCGCAGCGGCTCGACGCTACAGCGTCGAGGACGTCTCGCGCATCTACGGCGTGCCGACGTCGTACCTGAGCGAACACAGCACGAACGCCTACGGCTCGATGGAGTGGCTGAGCCGGATGTACGTCGACGCGTGCCTCTCGCACTGGTTCGCCGCGTGGCAAGCCGAGATCACCGCGAAGCTTGCGCCGTTCGGCGACATGCATTTCGACGCCGACACGATCAGCCGGCCGTCGCTCGCCGAGCAGATGGCCGCGCTGCGGACCGGCGTCGAGTCGGGCGTGATCACGCGCAACGAGGCGCGCGAGTGGCTCGACCTCGATCCGCTTCCGGGCCTTGATGAGCCCATCGTGGCGAAAAACATGGGCACGGGCGGCGGCACCACCAACATCGGCGCAAACACGTCGGAGCAGATCACATGATGGAGCGCCGCAGCATCGCGATCGAGAAGCCGACGGGCCGCACCCTCAGCGGGCTTGCCGTGCCCTACGGCAAGTGGTCGCGCGAGATCTCCGAGCCGTTCGCGCCCCAGTTCCGCGAGAAGATCGCGCGCGGCGCGTTCGGCGACGTCGGCGCCCTGGACATCAAGCTGCTGTTCAACCACGACGGCGGCGCGCTCCTCGCGCGCACGCGCAGCGGCACGCTGCGGCTGACCGACACGGCCGCCGGCCTGCGATTCGACGCCGATCTCGCCGACACCACCGTCGGGAACGACGTGCGCGAGCTCATCGCGCGCGGCGACCTGAGCGGAGAGATGTCGTTCGGGTTCTACGTCGACAAGGACGAATGGAACCCGCGACGAACCGAACGCACCGTCACCGCCGCGCGGCTCGTCGAGCTGAGCGTCGTGGTCGACGCCGCGTACGGCGACAAGACCTTTTCGAGCCTGCGGAGCGTTTCCGCGGCTGCACTCGAAGCCGCTGCGCTGCGGCTCGAAATCCACTTGCACAGGATGAGCTATGTCTGACGAACTGAACAACCTTGAGAACACCGTTCACGAGTACCGCAAGACCCTCGATGCCTTTTCGGCGCGAACGGGTGCGAAGACGCACCACGTCGAGATCCGAGGCAGCGGCGAGGAGCGCGAGAAAATCGCGCGCATCGACGCCGACCTCGACGCTGTCGAGCGTGCCGCGCAGGATCGCGCGGCCCTTCGCGCCGCTCACGACCGCATCAAGCAGCTCGAGGAGCAGCGCGCGCAGCCGCAGTTCCGCGCCGTCGCTCCTCGCGCCGAGGCCGCGCACGACCTCGCGTCTCCCGAGTACGCGAAGCGGTGGCTGACGGCCGTCGCGCGTGGCGACGCGGCCGAGATGCGTGCGCTCGCCACAAACACGGCCGGCGCGGGCATCCCGACCGACATGGAGCGCCGCATCGTCGAGAAGCTCTACCAGGCGAACGTGCTTCGCTCCATCGCCCCGGTGTCGTCCATCGACTCGAAGCGCACGATCACCGTCGAAGGCAATCTGCCGACGACGGCGCTCGTGGCGGAAGCTAATGCGATCACCCCAAGCGATCCGACGTTCGGCACCGCGATCTCGGTCGTGCCCTACAAGTACGTCTGCGCGACGCAGATGTCGCAGGATGCCATCGGCCAGGGCGGCATCGGCAGCGGACTTGATTGGGTCGCCAGCCGCATCGGCCTCTCGATGGCGCTCAAGATGGAAGAAGCGTACACCGTCGGCACCGGATCGAGCCAGCCGGAAGGCGTCGCCGGTTCGGCGATGAACACCGCGCTGGTGGCGCTGTCTCAGGTCACCG